CTTTCCGTGGACCGTCTCGTACTGCTCCTTCGACAGTATGCCGCTCGCCGGTTCGGGGTGGCTCAGGTCCGGCACCCATACATGCTTGAACCTTCGGCATGCCCAATAGATATCCCGCTCCGTTCTCGTCATGAGCGGCAGGCTGTGCTCGGTCCAGCAGTGAGCGCACGGGTTCGAGCAGAGATATCCCTTCTCCTCCCTCATGCGGTAGTAGTAGATCCAGCCGCTCTTGCACTTCTCGCAGCCTTCCTTCACCGAGTCGTAGGAGTTGAAACCCTTTTTCCCTGCGGCGGCGTCCCGGTATGCCGACTTGATTTCTCCGGGAGTGGGGAAGTGCCTGTTGTTGTCGATAAGAAAATCAACGGTTTCCTTGAGGATCTTCGCATCCAGGAACTTCAGCCGGTCATGATAGATGTCGACCTGATCCTTTTCGAGCATTTTCTTGAAGAACTTCTCCAGCGGCATGAGGATCAAGCCCATGTCCGGTCCTGATATCATAAGCCCTCCCATCTCGTGTCTTTCTCGGGAGGCTTGCTGTACTCCTCGTCCTCCCATCTCCTGCCGGACAGCCAGCCCTGCGCCCACTTCGGGGTCTTGCCCTGCGCGATGACGTTCTTCCGCCGCTCGGCCTCTTTCTTCGCCGCGTCGATAATGGCCGCTACCGTGGCCTCGGTGAGGGTCGGGATGTCGAGCCATGCGTCAGCGGCCTCGGCCTTGCCATGCTTATGGTTGAACGCATCCCAAAATCGGTTGAATGTCTCAAGCCTCTTACCTGAGAGTTTCCGCTTCTTTTTGGTCAGGAAGAATTTCTCACCGTCAACCGCATCGCCAGATGCGGATATATTTTTTGTAACAGTATTACTGTTACAAGAAGATGAAGATGAAGAAGAAGAAGGGGGCGTAATATCGTCGTCACCTTTCCGTTTACTCTTCTTTCTCTCCCGATACCTCTCCATCCGATCCCTGGCTTGCTGCCTTTCTTTGGCTGCTTTGAACATTCTGCGGTTTATCACCGTAATAAAATCGTCACGCACCGTAACATCAGCCGTTTTGGTTACGCTCAACTCGTGAATCGCGGTTTGTAATTCGGGTGGAGTGCAGCCGAGTAATCTACAGAGTTGTTCGGACGTGCCAAAGAGCTTGCCGCGCTCTTTTGCGTCCCACATGCAGCAGAGCATCTCCCACCAGACTCCCCGCGACTGAAAACTCATCATGTGCAGTTCTGCGTCCCTTCTCGCGTCACCGGGATAGAATTGGAATGACGGCTGTTTTCCCATATCTCCTCTTCAGCGATATTTCAGGCGGAACAGCCTCCGGGCAAAAGAGTCGGGTCGAAACTATTGTGGTGTTAATGGTGGATTAACGACACTATAGGAGGTGTCTCGACCCGACTTTTTTGCCCGTTGGCTGATCGTTTATCCACCATGGTTTACATGGTAGCACAATTAGACAACAAATGCAACAGGTAAACAATTACGTTGACAAACCATTTGCGAACTGCCTTTTTTATCAGGCATGGCGAAGAAGGATTCCGTGGACAAGAAAGTCGTCAGCTCGATGGTCGAAGAGACCGCGTGGGCGGCTGCGAAAGAAACGCTTAAATTCTTCATGGAGAACACCTCCGTCAAGTACGCCTTCGTCAAGCTCCTGCTCGACTCCGGGATGACGACGACCCAAATCAGAAACTTCGTGAGCGTCTCGCCTCAGACCATCTCCGAGATCCGCAACCGCAGGATCGACGTTATCAACGATGCCCTGGTCGAGACCCTGCGCGACATGGAGATCAACAAGCTCTATGTCATCGGCGGCAAGATCCTCAGCAAGCTCGACGACGAGGGTCGCCTCGACAAGATGAAGGGCGGCGAGCTGGCATACGCCTACAAGGTGCTGCTCGACTCCCGGCGCCTGCTGGAAAACAAGAGCACCGCGAACATCTCGGCGCAGGTGAACATCCTGACGCAGAAGTTCGAGGAGGAGGCGACCAACATCAACAAGCTGCTTTCCAAGTCCGCAATGGGCAAGGGGAAGAAAATCGTGGAGGCGCAGAATGCAGCCTCTTAACTTCGATGTTCCCATCGACATCGATCAATTCGGGCTCACCTCCGAGCAGTTGATCGGGACCCGCGAAAGAGAAGTTATACGGCGGTTTTGGGACAAGAAACGGCAGGCCGTGCTCGACCTCGGGATAGACTTCTTCCAGCCCTTTACCCGGGAGCACCAGAAGTTCCTCCTGAGCACGGAGCACGAAGGCGCTCTGCTCGGCGGGAACTCCTCGGCGAAGTCGTGGACCGCTGCCGCGAAGTTCACCGCGATCATGATCGGCAGGCATCCGACGATAAAGCACCGGACCCCGTGCGCCGGATGGGTCGCCTGCGAGGACTTCTCGCTGACCAAGGACGGACCCCTGAAGGCCCTGCTCACGCTCGGGACCCAGTACATCGCGGAGTTCAACCAGCACGACAAGATCATCAAGTACAAAAACGGCAGCGAGGCGCAGCTTAAAAGTTTCGAGTCGGGCTGGAAGAAGTTCCAGTCGGCGGCGATCGACGTGGTGTGGCTGGACGAGGAGCCGCCCGAGGACATCTACAAAGAGTGTCAGATGAGGACCATGCGGACCTCCGGGTACATCTTCACCTCCATGACCCCGCTCGAAGGAATGACGTATATGTACGATCAGATCTTCGGAGACGGGAACGAAAAGAAGTACATCGACGCCTATATCATCTCGTTGTTCGACAACTTCACGCTCAAGGAAGAGGACATCGAGCGGACCATCCGAAACTACTCCTCGCAGGAGAAGGAAGCCAGGATCTACGGCAAGTTCACGCAGATGGCGGGGCTGGTGTATCCCGAGTTCCGAAAGGGCAAGCACACGATCCCGAGGTTCAAGCTCTCCGACGATTACGTCGTGTTCACCGGGATCGACCCGCACACGACGACGCCGACAGCCGTGGTGTTCCTGGCAGTGGGCAAACTCGGCGACGAGTACGTCATCGGCGAGATGTTCCTGGAGGGCTCCATCGAGGAGATGAGCGCGGAGATCAAGAAGGGATGGCTCGGGCTGAGAACCGGCTGGTCCGTGATGGACTCCTCGGCGCAGACCGAGATAAAGATTTTCGGCAAGGACATCTACTCGGGCTTCTGTCTCAACGGGATCAACGCTCTGCTCGCACCCAAGGGTCCGGGCTCCATCGGCAAGGGCATCTCGGACATCCGGGAGCGGCTCAAGCCGACGAAGCTCACCGGCAAGCCCAAGCTCAGGATCTTCGACGACTGCACGATGACCATCAAGAGCATGCAGACGCTCACCCGCGAGAAGTACCGGGACGAGAGCAGGCAGGGGCAAAAGGACAAAGTGGCCGAGGGCAGGCACCATCACCATGCCGCGCTTCGGTATATCTATCAGGTCGGACCGTACTACTTCGAGCCCATGACGGCGCCGGATGAGCTGCCGCCGATGGACGATGCCGTGGGGTACTGAGATGGGACTTCCCTTGAAAAACAGCGAATATCTTGAGCGCGTAAAATCCTTCCAGTCATCCTCCGAGAAGTACATGGAGAGCCACCTTCACGGGCAGTGGAAGAAGAACCGCAATATGTTCAAACTCATCCACGAGAATCAGGCCCTCATGACCGACCCGCGCTATCGGCACCGGAGCAAGCTCTATATCCCCAAGGCGCGCAACGCGGTCATGCGGAAGCTGGCGGCTTTCCTGTCGACCTACTTTTCCAACCCCGAGGTCGTGAGTCTCAAGCCCCGCAGGAAGCGCGATCCGGTCATGGCTCAGGCGGCTGCGCTGCTCCATTCCTGCATGAACTACCGGCTGAAGAACACGATGAACTTCTTCCTCAACACCCTGTTCGCGTGGCTCGACATCATGCAGTACGGCAGGGGCGCGGTCTGCATGGGATGGGACTACCAGGAGGAGACGACGAAGGAGAAGGAGGCGCTGCCCCTGAAGGACGAGGACGGCATCACCGAGGATATCATTGAGCAGACCGTCGATACGGTCAAGGTGCTCAAGGACGAGCCGACGCTGCGGCATGTGCCGCTGTGGAACCTGTTTCTCGCGCCGACCGCAGACCCGATAGATCCGGTCAACTCATCGCCCTGCCTCGTGGAGAGGATGCCCGTCTTTACCTACGATGCGGTCAAGCGGTTCAAGGGCGGCGAGTGGAACGCGCCCAAGGACGTTGACCTGGGGGAGAAGGACAAGCTCGACGAGTTCCTGGAGGGCTACGCGTGGAAGCCGTCCTCCATCGAGGACGCGATCTACGGTGAGGACAAGGACGGGTTTACGAAGAACGTCCTGTGGCAGCAGATCGAGGTCTGGAAGTGCTTTGTCAACGTGGACGGGGAGGACGTGTTTTTCCTCTCGCTTCGCGGCGAGCACATGCTCACCGAGCCGGAGCGCGTCGAGGACAAATGGCCGTGCAAGGGCAGGCCGTATATCCTGGGCGGGATCATGCCCGACTCCGGGCTGGTGTACTGGCCCTCGTTCCTCGAAGTCGTGGAGGGTCTCCAGCGGGAGCTGAACGCGATCAGAAACCAGCGCAGGGACAACGTGACCCTGGCGCTCAACAAGAAGCTGCTGGTCAGGCGCAACACCGGGATCGACACGAACTCGCTGCTCTACTCGCGCCCCGGCGCCCCCATCCTGGGCGACGACATCGGGGAGATGGCCGTGCGCGAACTGAGGTACGAGGACGTGACCTCAAGCTCGTACAAGGAGCAGCAGATCAACGAGCAGGCGTTCGAGGAGGCGACCGGGATCACCCCGTACAACATGGGTACTCAGCGTCCAGGCATGAACCCGACCGCGACCGGCGTGTCGATCCTGACCGAGGAGGCGAACACGGTCAACGCCATGGAGCTCAGGATCGTCAACGAGACGTTCATGGTCCCTTTGCTTCGCATGCACGCTCAGTTCGAGCAGGCGTTCGAGAGCGAGGAGATTATGCGCTACGTCGCGGACGAGGAGGGGATCGACTTCGACTCCGTGTGGACGGACGAGGCGATAGAAGGGGAGTATCACATCGAGGTTGACGCCGGGATCGGCGCCACCTCGCGGGAGTTGAGGCTCAGGAACCTGGGCATGATGCTGGATCGCGCGATGGCGCTCAACACGCAGTACGGCGCTCCGGTCATGAACCTCATCCAGTTCGCCAGGGACGCGATGCCCCTGGCGGGTTTCGAGAACCCGGACAAGTACGTCAACGAGAACGTGCTCAATATGGTCATGAGCAAGTTCGGGCAGGTGGCGGGCATGAACCTCATGGACCCGACACAGGGACCGGCTCGGCTCATCAGTCCGGCAAACAGCGGCGGAAGCCAAGTGGAGAGCATGCAGGGATATGGCGGAGACAAGCAGATCTACAGGTGATGTGAGCCTCGACGGATACATCGGCGAGCTGCTCAACCGCGCGGACGTCGCGGACAGGCTCAAGGCATGCAGGGGCGACTGCCCCCTGCTCGGCATCATCCGCGACCTTTCGCACAACGCGATGATCGATCTCGTGCAGGTAGACCCCAAGGACACGATCAAGGTCATCCAGCGGCAGGAGGTGGCGAAGCTCTACGACACGATTGACAACGCGATAGACGGCAAGGTCCTGGAGGGCCAAGCCGCAGAGGACGAAATCACAACCATGGAGGAGGAAGGATATGTCAGCAAAGGATAAGGGACTTCAGGACCGTCAGGCGGACGAGCTGAACACCCCTGCCGAAAACGGGCTGGAAGCTGATTCCGACATTATCTCAAGCAGGGACCGCGACGTGTTCCTCAAGCAGTATCAGGAGCACGAGCGAAGCGAACTCAGGGATCAGGGGTTCGACGATGACGAGATCCGGGCGATCCTCGGGGAAGACACCGAGGACGAGACCGAGAAGGCGGGCGAACCCGGAGGCGATCAGGGCAAGGAGGAAAAAGAGGAAGTCGACGAGGGTGGAGATGACGAAAGATCAGGAGACGAAGCTGAAGAGGGCGAGGGCGGCGAGAACGAGAAGGAAGGCTCCGAAGGCGAGGATCAGAGCGGCGGAGGAAAACCTGCCGAAGACGCAGCCGAGAAGGAGGAAGCCGAGCACCGAGAGCTGAAGCCCGAGGATGTCCTGCAGGTCAAGATCCCGGTCAAGATAGACGGGAAAGACGGCGAGGTCACAATCGCGGAGCTTCAGAAGTCCTATCAGGTCCAGGGGCATCTCACCCGACAGCTTCAGCAGGTCGCATCCTACAAGCAGCAACTCGACAACGTGGGCGCGCAGCTCCAGGCCAAGGCCAGGGAGCTTGACGAGCAGTTCAGGGCGTACGAGGAGCAGCTTTTCACGCCCGAGGAGGTCCAGCAGCGCAAGGCGAGGCGGGAACGGGAGCAGGCCGAGAGGGGCTTGCAGTATCAGAACCTCTTTATGCAGTGCCGCAACACGCTGTATCAGCGGCACCCCGACGCGGACAATCTGGACTACGATCCAGACTTCGCAGCTTTCAGAGCAAAAAGCGTTCCGTTCCTGAACGAGCAGTTGCTCACGTCTTTCGGCCCTGGAGTGTTTTTCCCGGCCATGGACTTGGCGATGTCCTACTACAAGGACGTCAAGAAGTGCATGGAGGCGCTCCAGCAAGCACAGGACGCAACCACCTCGTTCAAGAAGGAGCGTGAGGCAGAGTTGGCAAAAAGGGAGAAGGAGCAGAGGGCAGGCAAGAAGAAAGCCAAAGACGTCAAACCGTCTACCGTCGAAAAGAAGGGCGGCGACGAGGATGACGAAGCTGAAAATCCCGCAAGCAACAGGGATTACGTCAGATCGCTGGCGAAAAAGCGGCTCGCTGCACAAGGATTGTAAGACAACAAGAAAGGGGAAAATCCTATGCAGTGGTATTTTCAGGCAAACAAAGCGGGATATCTTCATCCTCAGAAGATGTCCAACAAGCTCAGGTACTACCTGACCCCGAAGCTGAGGTTCAGGCAGTTCTGCGACCTCAAGGAGGCGCTCGGCAAGAACTCCGGCGACTCCGTTGACTTCAACATCGTCACGAACGTCACGTCCGGGGCGAATGTCATGGGTATCCGGGAGAAGGACAACATGCCCGAGACCGGATTCCGGGTCAAGCAGGGTTCGGTGTGCGTGGTCGAGTTCGGCAACTCCATTCCGTTTACCGGCAAGTCCAAGGTCCTGTCGAAGTGGGATGTGGAGATCATTATCCGCAAACTGCTCGCCAGGGACGCGGCCAACACCATCGACAGCAGGATCGAGCTGGAGTTCGACAACACCCTCATGCGGTATGTCGGAACCGGCGCGGCTGCAGGGACGATGTTCCGAAACGGCTATGCAGGCGTCGCAAACGCGACCGGCATGTACCCCTACCACGTCAAGGAGATCATCGACGATCTCCGCACGCGGGAGGTCCCGACCTACGACGACGAGGATTATGTGTGTCTCGCCACCACGTTCGCGCTTCGCAACCTGAAGGACGAGCTGGAGAAGGTGGGCATGTATACCGAGTCTGGCCGCAAGCCGATTCTGGCTGGCGAGGTCGGTCGGTATTATGGCTGCCGTTTCGTCGAGGTAAACCACGGCATGAGCGCCGAGAACTTCGAGGGCGGCAAGTCCTCGGAGGCGTACTTCTTCGGCTCCGATACGGTGATCGAGGCCATTGCGATTCCCGAGGAGGTGAGGGTCAAGGAGCCTTCGGACTACCAGAGGAAGCAGGGTCTCGCGTGGTACGGCATCTTCGGGTACAAGCTCCAGTGGGGCGACCGGAGGGTGGCGACCGACGACTGGCACGAGTCGAGGATCATCAAATGGGATTCGGCGGACGGGACGAACTCTTCGTCCGCATCGACGTATTCCCGGTCCTACAACTCGTGGGCATCCGCTTCCGAGTCTCTCGGCTGGTGCATCAGTCCCGCGTAACAAAACCATCGGGGGGAGGGGAGACCCTCTCCCCGTTTTAGAGGGACCGACATGGACTACAGCAATTTCATCACGAACATCGGGCAGTGGATCAACAGGCGGCACGGCGAGGCCGACGACATCATCGCGCAGCAGATCGTCGAGAGCCAGTACGAGATCGAGAAGAAGTTCCCCCTGTGGTTTCTGATCGACGAGTACACGCAGGTCATCCCGGCAGGCGCCACGTCGACCAAGCTCCCGAACCACATCGTCCGGGTCCTGGACGCAGAGATCCTCGACTCGAACTCTCTCAGCTATCCGCTCATGTTCGGCACGCCCGCTATCATCCGCGACAGATACCCTTCGTTCCAGTCGACGAACCCGATCAAGGACAGGCCCCAGGTCGCATACGCCATGGGCCACGTCATCCGGTTCGCTCCGCAGGCCGACGCGCAGTACGTCTTGAGGTTTTGGGCGCACCACCATCTCGACCCGCTCGACCTGACGACGAACACGAGCAACGTCTGGACCACGACCTATCTTGCGACCCTGCGGATGAAGGTGCTCGTGGACCTCGAAGCGTTCCTGAAGGACGACGAGAGGATTCCGGTGTGGAAGACGCGGCTGAACGAGCTTCTCGACGACCTCGAAGCGGAGACCCGCGACATGGAGAACGTCGGCATGCGCGAGGCCATGTCCGACACGGAGGACGTGTATTGAAACCGTTTTCCATAAAGCCTTTCTCCCGGGGGGTCCTCAGGGACATCCCGCCCCAGTCCATGCCCGTGGGCGGGCTGGTTGACGGGCGGGGCATCCGCGTCACGGACGCCTATGTGGAGCGCAGGAAGGGATACCGCAGGCTGAACGACTGCGAGGGCAGCGACTACATCCTGGGGGTTACGCAGTTCCGGGACCTGGGCGGTCAGGCATACATC